GAGCGCCCTATCATCGGCGGTTATGACTGCTTTTATGTTAGCTTGGCTCGTCGTTGCCATGCTTGGCTTCCAATCTTTCTTTCTTACTTATCTGGGTGTGAATATACAAAGCTTCGTGTATCTTATCAGCTGGTTCTTCCCTGTATGCTTGGTGGGACATATTAAACAGCTTCCTATATTCGAACTCTAAGATTTCGGCGGGTTTTGTGGCTCCGTTGAAGATGCATTCGTCGATGAGCCTGAGGCTTTTGGGTCAATGATTTGCCCTGATAGAATCTGGAAACAATGTATCAAGGCGTTTGAATCCAGTTCCCCTATATCCTCCTTGGTGATATTTGTATCATCCTGCTTGCCTTCCACGAAATACTTTTGCAGTATTTCGATGAAGAACGGGAGGACTTCTTTTAATATCGGGTTTCCTTCTTTATCTTTTTCTATTGCTTCTTGTTTAACATTTAATTCCACTAAATCTTTGGCCGGAATTGACTTAAATACAAGGGATATTCCTTTATATTCTTCTCCCAATGAAGATAAATCAACCGGCTTTTTTATAACTAAAGCCATGTTTTACCTTTCTAGTACGATACTTTTGAATTTATTAACACCGCAGAACTTACTATATCTAGGGCATTTGCTGAATCGTAATTGCCCTTTATATTAATGGTCTGCTTGGCGATTTCATTGAGTGTATAATCGGGCTCAAATTCTGTGAAGTCCACACGAGGGAACTGTAGAACAAGGCTTGAGCTGGCACTTGCTAGCAGTTTAAGCTCCATAGCACGGTAGGTGTTATTGAGCATGTAATTACGGTAGGTATCATCTTCTAAGTTCAAATTAAGCGAACCCTCGACGCTGAACTGCTGTCCTAACACATCCTCAGGTTCGGCGGTGCCGATTGAAGGATCAAAGGTAGTATTTCGGGACAGAGTAATATCAAGATTTTTCAAGGATACGGCTGTAGCTCCGGACAAAGCTCCTACTGTAGCCGCTAAACGTACTTGGGTATGCTGATGGAGGAATTTATTTCCGAGTGTAGTAAATGACGGAGTCTGAGCTGTCCAATCCCTTGAGCCTTTTGATTTAAACCCTACAGTGTATTCAACTATTCCGTTTGGCTCTACTGTAATTTGAAGACTGTCTACAACCGCAAGCGGGAACATATAGCTTCGATCCGGGTCTTTCCAATAAAGAGATAATGATTTAGGCTGGTTGGAATTCGAGAATGTAAACGTATGAGTGTATGGATTGCTCCCTCCCGTAGAAGGAACTGCTCCCAACAGAGAAGTAAGAATGTAACCTAACCCTATATCGTAAAGCTGGGCTTCAATCTCGCCCTCACCCATCCGCATAGTAATGTAAATGGAATCGGAATCTGCGACATTTCCCATTCCTTGTTCTTCACGCTGGGTTTCAGTCCTATCAAAAAAGGACATTGTTACAAACGGCACCCAGTAAGTAGGTACTACTGGAGTTCCCCTCGTAGCTTCTACGCCTATTCCAAGCGTTCCTCTCCTGCCCGCAAATTTTGTCATATTTTAAGTCTCTCCTGGAGAACTTCCGTAGCTTTAGCAAGAAGTTGTTTAGGCTTTAGAGTTCTTCCTTCGGTATGTTCATACCACCGTTTAATTGCCTCTAGTAATTCATCGGCTGGCTTGTTATATTCTTTCATATATACCTCATATTGTTACTATTTTTCTATTTACGTCAAGGATGTGCAATTAAATTACCGTGATCTCGCTATAAACTCGGAGAATTACATTGGCCGCTCTAGCAACTCCTCCCTCATAATCTATATATCCCCACTCTACATCAGCGGCATTTACGAACAGGACTGGGTTGCCTTCAAGCTCAAAATCAGTATCAATCGAGTTTATTATCTGGTCAATTACTTCTGCTATTGTCCTCTCGGCATAATCCATCCGCTCCCGTTCTTGTTCGGCTACGATATCTTGACCGATAGGCACCCCTATAGAACAATTGTACGTATACACTCGTGAGTTCTCGGCGTTAGAAGAAAACTCCCCCTCTTCGGTATTCGCCGTTACATAAACCCAAGGAAAGCCTTTGGGGTTTAATTTAACAGCTGGGTAAACTACCTCTACTGAATCAAGGTTTTGAATCTTAGCTATTATCTGGTCTTTTATAGCTGTGCTTACAATCATGTGTCGCTTCCTATCTTATCAAGAACAATCTCCACTGCTCGTTTAAAGTTATGGTCTACTGTACCCTGACTAGATTTAATCGCATTTCTTAGATAGGGTCTAGCTCTCATAAATTTTGTTCCTTCATGGACAAATATATCATATTGCATATTTGTTCCTACTTCGCCCCGCAAGTTTGAAAATATTGCATAATGGGAAGCTCTTAAAAATCCCGTGTCAACTGGAGTTGTATCCCTTGACCTTTGCTCAATAGTTTTAACAGAGTGCTGAATAGCGAAGTTCAATTCTTTAATCATAAGCAACGGTGACTTGGCAAAAGCCGCCTTAATCTGTGGGAGATTCTTAATAGTAATATTTATATCATTCGTTGCCATCTACACTCACCAATATTAATTCCTTATGAGACAATAATCCTGCCCCATCCCACTGCGATACTCCCTTAACCGAATATCGTTTTCCATTCGCTACAATCTGGTCGTTTTCTCTTATGTCAACTGAAGCGTCCACAAAAGCGTCATATATGGCTCCGAATCTGCCATCTACCATTTGCGTTCGCTCAATGCCTGAAGGCTGGATATCAGCTTGATATGCAGTAAAAGTAGCCGACATCCCATACCTATTAGAAGTCCCTTTACGCCTGTGCCGATAGATTTGAATTTCATGACTATCAAAAAACATCACGCCACCGTGTAATTTACATATCTAGCCAAAGTATCATCCAGCCCAAGCTCCTCAATTATTGAATTGCTGGACTGGCTTTGGAAGTATTCGATTGAGCGTGCCCCTTCCTCTCTCTTCTTTACGTTAGTGCCTGAAGTGGCATTTTCAACATAAAACGAAGCAAGAGAAACACAAGCTTCTTGCAAGTCCGAAGGAATTGTTTCATAACCAGCCGTATAAGTTACTGAAAAAGCTCCAAAAGATTCATTGGAGTCATATAGAAGATTAATTACTCCAGCCGACAAATCTTTATAATAAAATTCACTCTCTACATCCTCATAAGAAGCATCTGATTCAGAGGATTGGTGTCGCTTGAAAGAACTTATCTCGGTGACTGGTCGCATAAGCAATGTAAGCTGGTCGCTTCCTGAACCCGTATAAATCTCGTTAGTATAGGTAGTTAACTTAAAATGATGGTCACGGGCTAGGTTACAAAAGGTTTCTATATTAAGCGTGGCCTGATTTATTTTCCGAATTATCAAATTGTTTTTAGAATTATCCCCACTATCTATATTGAGGGACTCTTTAACATCACTTACCGAAGCTAGGGCATACGAAAGTAAATCAGCCATTTTTTATTCTCTTAGTCTTATAATCTCTCACTGTCATATCTTTACTCTTTATACCATACCCTGAATCAATCAAGCCAAAGCCTTCGTTTTTGGAGACATCTACTATGTCCCCTACTCTGTATTTATATGTAGACTTAATTATCTTTATTCTCATACAGCCTCCCCTAAGGACTCCGAAGAGTCCAAAGGGCAGTTTGTAGACTAAAAGCCTCCAAGTCCCTGAAGCTCTACGATACCTTTCGTAAGAGTCAGTTCCCCATCAACTCGTTCTTCTACACGGACGAACGTTAAGTTCTTCTCGAAAGCACTAGACCCTCCTACAGTAGCTTCGCCGGAAGTATCAACTGAGATACCTTGGCGGTCTGCTATATAGTAGTCGCTGAAGTCACCAACGAATGCCTTGCCATCAGGCAAGTCATTCTGCTCGTAAGTCCTAAGACCTCGGAGCGTAGGTGAAGCAGCATTTCCCAAATCACTAAGAAGATAGTTATTCTGGGAGTCTTTCAAGGTTGCAACTTTAGCCCAAGTGTTCTTATTGGCTACAAAGGCAGCATTTGCACGATACCCTTGCGGCAACTGATAGATAGAGCGGATTATTGCGTCCGCACGTTGACTATCATTTGCACCAGCCCCGGCATTTACAGTCAGGAATGAATAATTATCAATTCCTGTCGGTTTGCCAGAACCATCACCAGTCCAGAACGCCCTGTCTTCCTTCTCTGCTAATGCAGTGGACATGACACGGGCTACGATGCTAACGATATTACCGCCTAACGATGCATCCGCCACCAATTCGTTCGTTAGAGGAACGATTGCGGCTAGTGAGTATGGAGTCAGAACTGTTTCGCCAAATTCTACCGTAGTAGTAGCTTTAACAGCCGCTTCCGAACGCCACTGAGCCTGTGGTCGGTTTGCAAGGTTAGGGATGTGAATCGTATCCGTACTTACCGGGATTACCGTAGCCAAATCACGCATGACCGTTCGATCACGTCGGTCTTCAACTAAAATATTCACAAAGTCTTCGGGGACTAAAAAGCCACCCAAAGCTCCAGTTCCTTCTACAAGGATTTGAAGTTTCTCTTTGTTGCCAGTAAATATAGCCTGAAGCGTATGGATAGTTTTCATAGAAACACTAGTGTATTTCTTTCCACTTTCCTTACGTCCAGGTACATCAACCTTAACTTCGTCCAGTTCTTTAACTGATACCTTACCAAGTTGAGGATCTACGATGAATTTAGCTTCGGATGTAACCTCGACTTTAGGACTAGGCTTTACATCCTTAGTCCGAGCTTCGATTTTATCCATAGTAGCTGACGCTAGCTTTTCAGCTAGGTCTTCTACGGCTTGTTCATCATCGTCTTCCTCATCAGTATTAGAATCGGGAGTAGGAGTTTCCTCGATATCCTTTTCTAATTCCTGAAGAGTTTTCTTTTCCTCTTCGGTAATAGTACCAGCTTCTAGCTTTTCACGCAGTTCTTTTAAAAGTCCCATTATAGGTCTCCTTTATTACTTCGTATCAGCTTTTCGCTGGAACGTTTAATTAC